CCCCCACGCTCCGGACTGCTCCCCGGAACCAATCTTCTCGATGCCGTAATTCGTTGTGTATGAAGATGCCATGACTTTATTCCTATGCCGCTATTTGTGTCCAGCTTGGCGTTTGCGAGGTGTCTATTGTAGCCCAACTTGGCGTCTGCGAAGGATCTATACTGCTCCAGACCATGGCGTTATTCACCAAGCCTTGAGCCGACACACCCTCTACCGAGAAGGCAAAGTTTACTTGAATGGAGCCAATGGCACTTGCCGCTGAGACGCCTGTTGGAGACAATATGGAGTTCGTTATTAAGGTCGCAGAGCCAATAGCACTGGCGGCGGATACGCCCGTGACCGAGATCGTAACTGGAACGATCACGGAAGCCGAACCTATGGCACTGGCGGCGGATACGCCCGTAACTGAAACCTCGACAGGCAGAGCAACCGTTGCGGATCCAATGGCACTGGCGGCGGACACACCCGTAACTTCAACAGGAACCGGACTATTCCAGGTTCCTGAGTTCCAGGTACTCCTATCCCAACCAGTTATCAGAGCCATTACGAAATCCTGATTATCGAGTTATTCGCATCGTCGGCAGGGAATTGAATCGTGAAGTCCCCCGCACTTGAAGATTTGTCGCCACCAAAGTTAATAACCGCCACCGCAGGATACGCCGCAGCCGTAGTCGCAGAACCCGTGCTCGCGCCGCTCAGAGTAGAATTATAGACCAAAGCACCTCTGGCGCTGCTGATAGTGGAACTGGACCAAGTACTATCTGCGAAGTCCAGATATGCCGTGGGGACAGAACTACTATTGTCACCGAGACCAATAGTGGGGCTGCTTAATGAATTACCCCCCGCAGTATAATTAGTACCACTAACCTCGTTGCTGGTTGTGTACCCCGTGGTATCTGCGTCAATACCAGAGCTATTGGTAAACATAGCAATCTTGAACGTATCGGCAGAAATCGCACTGGAATCCCCGCGACTATGCGCTGTCCAGAAATGTATCCCTGCCAGTATCTCTCTTTTGAATGTCCCGCACATTGCGGACGTGCCAACAGCCATTATAGCCTCCTTATAATCTCTGCAATATCGTCATGGCCCTGCTTCTTCATCAAGGCCCAGATTGTCGTTCTCTCGCTCTTCGCCATGCTATTCATATAATAAATCAAAACTTCCCGCAATTTATCCCTATGAGCAATAGCCTGATCCCGTATAACCGGAGGAGCGGAGTCATTAACCATCATAATCTTGTTAAGGGCCATATCAGCAACCTGCTCTGGGCTATGACCGGAATCCACCGAAGTGAAGACCGAGACACTCCCAATATCCCCCTTTCCATCCACACTCAGCATTAGGCCACTTCTCTCCGTACTCGATCATATCTGTATTGATCACGTGTCTGGAGACCTTCTCCAAGGTTCTTGAGCCATTGCAACGACTCTTGGAACCTAGTGCTATACAGTTGAAGAAGATCTGGCTCTCCCTTCATAAAGGTATATGCCTCCACAAGGCTACCGTACAACAGGGCCAATTCTGCATTGGTTCCTAACCAACTCGTTCCGTCCCCACTAGCCGTGATAGAAGTAGGACGATAAAAATAATGTAGTTCCATTGTGTAGGTGCTATCAGGAGTTGGAGCCAGAAGGAAAGCTGTGTCGTCCCAGTCCCCATAATATTTTGGGGTGCCCGTAGTGGTAGGATCAGGCGTATAATCCTGTAGCATCGTTACTTGCTTGTAGAGAAGGAACTCCTTGCTGGAGGAGTTAATAACGCTTAACGAGTTCTGAGACAGAAAGTCGGAAGGTTTGGCTAGATACTGATTTCCAGATGTAGCGGAACCTTGAGAAGATTTGCGGAATACGTCTAACTGGCATTCTTTCAGGATGCGCTCTTCAGCATTGATGATGAAGCGAGACAATTGACTGGTAAAGGTCGTCTCGGTGTTATCCGTATACTCCTGTATCGCTGTCTTTAATGTTGTAAAAGTAAAAGCCATGTCATGAACTAAGGGTTACAGGACCCGCAGATACTGATCCCCCTCCTCCTCTCACGTTTCCACTTGTCGCTGTGCCACTGCCTGCCGTAAACGTATATCTATCCGAATCAACCTTCGTGATGGAGTATCCATCCGCATCCTCTAACATGCTCTCAGAAAACCCATCAAAAGGAGAGGCTTTCCGAAAACGGACAGTATCCCCTGTACTTCTTCCATGACCCGGCTCTATGACAGTTATTGTGGCAGAACCACTGTCACCAGATACAAAAGGATTAAACTCAAGAAGAACTGCTACAGCGGGTTCTATCCTCGCCGGCCTCGTTATCCGCAAAGCTTCAGGATCTGCTATCAAATGACGAGGCTGTAGCTGGGGCTGCTTGGGTTCATACTCATCCCACCCAACCAGGAGACCAGTCCATTCCAGGAGCATATTCTTCAAATGATACGCTCGACCAGAACGGTCAGAGATTCCTAGAGCATGTTTTCCAGAAGCGTATCTCGGCATTATGTTATACTCAACGAAGAATAACTTGGGACCAACCGGAGAGCCGTCCTCTCTCCATCTTCAGACGCTGCACGCTGGAACTCTTCTTCATAAAGGTCTTTGAGCATACCAATCCTGTCGGGGGACTTCTTAACAGCTAGATAATAGGCTAGTCCCGCTGTTAGACAGGGAAGGAATCTAAAGGGGATATCGGCATCGTTCGTTCCGGCATCAGCATCCTGAATCCGTTTGACCCTGTAATATATCAACTGGTCTGTTGAGTTCTCAGGTACGGGCCAGACCGTTATTGTTGGTGTTATCAAACGATCTACATAAAATTGGGAGGCGCGTCCTTGGGTGGTTTTGGTAGGGATGTTGAGGTAATCACCACGATTAATCCTAGAGATACCCACATCTGCGCTACTTCTCCGTACCACCACCTCCAAAACATCCACCGTGGCGTTCACATCCGTGAGACTCGGATCAGCCGACACAGTAGTAGTGGCCGAACTGGAAGAACCAGTGATAGTTTCGGATGCCGTAAAAGAACCACTAGGAACCGTGATCGTCAGCGTAGTGGAGGAGGGCTTAGTGATGATACTTGCCGTCGTCTCGCTTGTTCCGCCCGTAATGGTCTCTCCCACACTGAGACTCGTGGAAGAACCTACTGTCATGGTTATTGTACCTATAGGGTAAGTGGCAACCGCTGAACTAGAGGATAACTGCGCTAGGGTTTGCGTTATCTCCTCAATGGTCCATAAGTTTAATCCTCGATTTGCCCACTCAGCAAAAAGAATATTTAAGGACCGTCTAGAAGTAGCGGCATCGTACCCTGTACGGAACTCCAGGCCGCATCTTTCAAAGGCTTCCTCTGTGATGTCGGCCATATTTAGGTTAAAGTCAACCGATCCAGACGTTGCCATTTTTTACTCCCAAAGAGCCAACCGTATGCCTATTGCTAGTTGACCCACTATTACAATCCCCACCCCCCACAGGAACTTCGTGATAAAATCCAACGACCTCTGCAAATGGGCAATATCATTCGTCTTTATCGCCTCAATTTGCTGAGAAAGAAGCTTGAGCTCGCCTCTGATCTCAACAATCTCGAGCTCGTTCTTTCTCGGGGTATCGGACATTCCTAGAACTCTTTAGTGCATTCTAGAATAATCGTATATGTATCCCCGGATCCGTGCCCCACTGTAGTAAACCTCAGATCCCCAGTAGGACTCGAGGCAGAGTTGAGGAGACCGCCAAAAGAGGAGAAGTCGAAATCACCCTGATATCCTGAAGGAAGCTCCACAGCTAATGTATCAGTACTAGCATCCCACAAGATCTTCACAGAGAGACCAATTGTACTGAACCATATCTTGTCAATGCGTAGACCACTGCAAGCTGTACCATCTTGGTGGGCCGACAATCCTGATACATCCACCGCCATAACGGCACTTTGTCCTGTATCCGAATAAGTATAGGCAAAAGACTTGACAAGCTTTCGAGGCCCGTCATCGATGATCTTCTCTGTAAAAACATCAGCCATGTCCTACTCCTTGATCTCTCCAGACAGTACCATCATCTTATGCTTGGGGGTCCCAGGAGGGGGAAAGTCTTTCTTAGTGGCTATCCCATAGGAAAACTTGGTTGCCTTCTTCGTAGTTGTCTCGACCCACGCCTCATTCTCAGGGGTGCTAGGATCATCGGCAACAAAGTTTCCCTTACCGGTACGCGCCCGCCGCTTAATTGGCTTCTTGGCCATGTTGTATCGCTCCCTTACGGTGAAACATTGAACTGGGTCATACCGCCAGTGATACGTTGGGCAGCAATATGAATATAGTCACACCAAGAAGCATCTGCGGTGGTTGTACCGGATATAGCACAAAACCACGGGGTCAAAGCCGAAGTTGGGATGTTCGCCGTTGTGGTCGTCTTCAAAACCCGGTCCACATAGAACTGTACCTGGCCTGTCCCTCTGACAATGAAACCAAGTGTACGAGAATTGGTAATATTGGAGCTTGATTCCGCGCCATCGGCAAAATCAATTCCAGTATCGGTTTTCGTTTCAGTGCCACCACTATCGCAATTGGCATAAATATCAGCGGCGCCTTCAACAAGAAGGAATCCTATCTGATTATTCGCAGTAAACGGAACACCAGTAGCAAACGTACCGTTCTCAGCCAGCCCAACGAACATGTCCATGTCGTCGGCATCAGCCACCGCCACACGAGTTTCAAAGAAAATATTCTTACTGGCTTCCGCCATAAAGATTTCATTTCCCTGAAGGGACCCTCCGGAATTATCCGTGGAACCGTCCCCCGTAGACTTCGCCCAGCCACCAACATGATCCGCAAGCAACGTCAATGTACCACTATTGAGGACCGCTTTAGTCCAGTCGTCGGTATCATCGATATCGACACCAGTGAAATCATCGTACTTGAAGATATAATCGGGATTGATCTGAATAGGAAGATTAGCAAACCAGCTACCCAGTTTACTAGCGTCACTGCCATGCCCACTATACATAACAGGACCAGAGAAGCGTGTTGTACCCATTGGTACACCCTCCTTACAAAGGTTTTGCCCTAGAGTCTTGTAAGCGTCTGCTGGGCCAGTCGCTAGGGCTGATAAGTCCCAGAAAAGTGGGGAGAGGTTCCCCCCTCCCCTTTTCTTTTACGCGCCAGGTGAACCGAACACACAACGCGGATCAGACCAACCAAAGCTATAACGCTCACGGGCCTTAAACCGAACATTGCCGGTATCGAAGTCACCTTCCATCTTCGTCGACATTCCCATCCGCTCAAAGTGGATGAACCCACGAGGAGCATCGGTTTTAACGAACCAAGCATCGGTGTCCGTCAAATAATGGTTAACAACATACCCTTGCGGGAGCATCCCCATATTCCGGGTCGCATTTATATCGTTATCCGCCGTACCTGGACGAAGCGTGGATTCCAAGAGACGATCCGCCACAAACTGAAGTGCCGGCGGGACGATCAACTTCTCGCCCTTCACCGATACTTTGAGACCACGCTCGTCAACAAATGCCGCAATATCAATCAAGGCATTTTCCAGACTGGTTTCGTTAAGATCCGCCGCTGTAGACGGTTCATTACGAAGGTCGTTGTTGTTAACGAGGGGGTGATCTGTGGCACACAGTTCCTTCGCATCACCTCCGGTATATGTACTGTCGAAAGCGTTGTTCAACGTCGCTGCGCCCTTCACCTGTTTGGTGTTGGCCATGCTCCGTGCCAAAGCTTTCGTATACCGGGAAGCAAGACGGTCATAGAGATTATCTTCGATTGCCTCTTCCGTAATGGAAAAAGCAAGCGCGATAGTCTCATGCGTATATCTTGCCGTATACGCTTCCTGTGCATCATCAAAGGAAATGGCTGATCCTTCCGCCTTAACGGGCGCTGACCCGAAACCGGAAAGCATCACCTCCTCTTCGAAAGCACGTTCCGAAGATTCAGTGTCATAGATTTCAGCCGATTCATTGTCGTACCTAGCGTACTCAAGACCAAAGAGGGCATTGAGGCCAGGCTCTAGCTCTTTCGCTAGTTGTGCTCTACTTATAGCCATATCTCAAGCCTCCTATACGCCGGTCATTGCAGGAGTACCAACCACAATACCACCCTCTGGTGAATTAAAGTTGGTTGTAAACCTGACAATGGCACCGATACCAGCCGCCGAAAAATCAGCGTTCTCCGGATCATCTACCCAACCCATGATCCTCACAGAAAGACCAGCGGTTGCGGCAATTGTACTAACTGCCAGACGACACAGGGAAACACCCGTAGCATCAGTGCCCGTTGTAGCCGTGGAAAAGTCTGCATTTGCAAAAACAGCCGCCCTTGCCGTGGCCTTACTTGTCCACGTAGCATCTGTCGCAATTACAAACAATTGATTGGGATCGTCAGCAACAAACGCCTTAACGGGATGATTGCTGTCGGCCCCAGAACCGGGCCAGTAGTTTTTCCAGACAGTCTTGCCTGTGGTGGAATCTACATACTCGCAGCCTTGAAAAGCGCCCAACATCGCAACAGTACCACCGTCAGTCGCTCCCACAATATCGATATACCCCGTAGAAAGGGGAATGATGGGAGAACCGTGGTAGATCTTGTTCGTATTGCCGTTCGCGATCTCATACATTGAGTAGGCAGACACACCAGTAGAATTAGCCGCTGACCCCAGTTTACTCAGGGGACGAAGGCCAAAACTTCCGTTTGCATTAGCCATTTAAGTCTCTCCTAGCCCTCTTCCTTTTGAGGACCTCCAAAAGTTACACGAGTTTGCCGATCAGGTTTACTGATAGGCATCGCTGGATGTTGCTCACGAGCCAAGTCGTTATCAACAGCCGTCATTTGATCTCGAGTCATATTGCGAAAATATTCGCTACGTTCCTCGACAATCTCAACCGGGATCCTCGCAAGCAGCAAACCGCCGACACCTATAACACCTGCATGTTTACCGTCATCGATGGTAGGAACATCAAAATCAGGAAATTCCTCACCACGTACCAACTCATATCCCTCACGGGATCTCGCTGATACGTTTTTACGATCATCAAAGCCCATAACTTCGGACCTGATCCATCGATGCTGATACCCGTCTGGTGCGGGCGGTGCGTCCAACATGGACGGGGGCTTCCAAGGTTCCTTGCGTGCTTCTGAAGCACGATCTTGGTTGGTTCTTGGCGTTCTCGTAGACTTTTGGCGAGCCGTGTTCTCAGTGGTCATGGTCAGTCCCTCACATATTTTGCATATTCTTCAAGCGGCACATTCAGACGTTTCGCTATTGCCACTTGTGAAGGCGTTAACCGCACGGTTTTCCGTCCACTCTTGTTGCGGGATGCGGAAGATTCAGCCGACGCAACCTTTCTTCCCCCGTTAGACTTAGACTTGGTATCCAGCTTATGTGGAAACTCAGATTTAAGCCTGTTATCCAATTCAGCATAGTATGCGTCTGATGTAGGGTCAAAGCCTTCATCTTCAACTAAACGACGATGAATGCCAAAAGCACCATATGTCATCACTTCATCGTTGCCGAACCAATCATTTTCCCTCGCCCAAGCTTGCGCTCTAGGGTCTGGGGGTGCTTGTGGTTGTGGGGGCGCGGGAGGTTTGTCCACAGGAACTTCGGGACTTACCTTGGCCTTCTCGGCATCAAGAGCGGTCTTTTGTACACTCAGGGAAGCCAAAGCCTCTTGGGCGTCTACAAGACGATCAACATCCCCAGTCTCATGAGCTTCTTTAAGGATTCTCTTTGTAGAATCCAACTCGCTAGAGACTCGACCATCAAATTGTTCCTGATAGCCCTTGTCCAAGGAGTCAATCCGAGTTTTTAGGGACGTATTCTCTTTCTGGACATTTTCCGCATACTGTATGGCGGATTGCTTCTGTCGCTCTTCTTCCCGGAACCGCTTGGTCAGTTCATTAATACGGGTTTTAACCCCCGCACTATACTCCTCAAGCTCCTCTCCAGGAGAATCAGCCGTAGTCTCTCCTTCTGGTTCAAGTTTTACCTCCCCTTCTTCTTTTTCGGGGGAAAGACTTACATCAACGGACTCTTCTTCCGTATCTCCAACATCAATCTTGGTCTCTTCTGGCATGGTTTCATCCCCATGATCTCCTTCTTCTTTCTAAATGTGCTTGATGTCATCAGGCTCCAAGATCGTTGCAATGATTTCATCATCATTAATGATTCTGACCTCACCGCCATCAATCTTGAACCGGGCACCGGCATATCGGCCAATACACACCCAGTCACCTTCTTTACACCAAGGTTTCATCGCATCCCCAAATTTATGAGAATCTTGGTAAGCTAACGATCCAATCTTCAATACATAAGCAACCACCGTGGCCAGGGCTTCACGGTCTCGAACAGCATCGGGAATATGAATGCCCCCTTCCGTAACGCCTTTCCCCATATAGGGCATAACTAAAAGGCGCCAGCCTGTGGGCTGCGGTAATCGTTCGCTTAGTTTCTTGTCAACAAGGGTGGGATCCAGAACTTTCTCGTTCTTGTCCACATATGCGGCTGCGGCTGCGGCATTCTTGGTAGAGTCCGCTATGTGGTCCGGTACATAAAGCGTCTTGCTCATTCGTCCTCCGTAGCTTGCAGGGTTTCCTTGATCTCCTGCTCACAAAATTCAAGTCCTTTAAGTTCGCCAACAAGCTGACGATAATCTTCCATGTTCTTTGGGCTACCTTGAAGAATCGCAGTCTCCGTTAGCCCAATGCGAGATTGAATAGCTTTCAACAGGGAATATGCAAAGGTAGTCGGATCCGACATCCTTAGAAAGTACCCTTGAAATCTTTCCCTTTCACCGCTCCACCCTTAGAATACCTGATGGGACCACGCGGAAAGGCCGACCTTCCCCCATGCTGATACCCAAGTTCATCAACAACTCGAGGCATCGCACCACGCCCAGATTTAACGGTATACCCCCCACTAACAGGAACAATGGTCCCTCTCACCTCACGGGCATACTCTTCAGCATCCATCCTATCGGGGTAAATTACTCCTGCCGGCATCAGAAAATCCTCACTTTTTTAACCATTCCACCATCGTTCTTACCCATCCACGTGGGCAACTCAAATCTTATGCCCCCAGTTTGTCTTCTTTTCTGCCCAGTACTTCGGGGAGAAAGTGCGTACTGCGCTGAGAGTCTACCACCCCCAAAAGGACCTCCAAATCCTAGTCGATATTGTCTTTGGGGCTTCGCCTTGAATTTCTGGTCAACTCCTGGCTCATAATACCTTCCGGAACTTGTAGTCTTTGATACACCGCCAGTTATATCAAAGTCACCGACAGGAAGACTGAGGTCCAAATTTACCCCCCTCGTTTTTCCTGTAGCGCCTTGTCCATGTCGCCAAGAACTGTAACCCTTCGTGCCCCCCGCACCCACATCCAGTTTAGCTCTTCCCCATTTGCCAGAAGCCTTTATCATCCCGTCCTTGGTCTGCTGCTTGAACGTGCCTTTCTGAGATTTACTGATACCAAAAGTACCAGAAACATTAACCTCAGGTTTTGGAGACATCAGAAAGTCCTCGTTTTGCGAACCATTCCACCATCGTTCTTTTTCAAGTACCCTTCCGCCTCTAGACGCTTCCGGTCTGCATCGGAGATGTTCTTTCCACCTCCGCCGAGTAGTTTCTCTAAAAGCTCAAAGTCCGCCTTGGAGATGTTCTTTCCACCCCCACCGGACTGCTTAGATCCTGGTAGCTTCTTTTCAGTAACCGTAATACCCATCAGAAAGTCCCCTTTCCATCATTGTCATTGAAGTAACGACCACGGACCTGGAACTCGGTCCCCTGAATGAGCTTTTCCGTCTTACGGTCCAGCTTCTTGCGTCCCCACTCTACCGGAACATCCTCCGTCCCGTGGGTAACGTCATACTCATGACCAGCTTTACCTTCCTTCATGGAACATCCCCTCTCTCATAAAGTGTTTCACGTGAAACATTACGCCTTCTTACGTTTTCGCATACCCTTAAGGGTTTTGTAAAGGGACGCTTGCCTTTTTGTACGTGTAGAAGCCTTGGACCCTTTCTTCGAAACCTTCCTAGCATAGGCTGATGTGGACATACCAGCCTTTTTAGCCTTCTTCGTAAAGGCCCCAGGTCTCGTGATAGCTTCCTTTAT